GTTGGCTGGTAGCTGGCTCGAAGGCAAGGCAGCAGAGAAAGCGGCCAAGTCCCAAGTGAAGGTTGCCAAGGCCGAGGCCGAAGCAGAGGTGATGAAGACAGCCGCCACACATGATTCCAAGTGGGAACTCATCATGGCGCAGTCCACACAAACATCCCTCAAAGACGAAATCGTCACGGTGGTTGTGCTTATCCCTGTCGTGCTGGTGTTCATCCCAGGCATGGAGGGTGTGGTCAAGAACGGCTTTGACAGGCTGAATGAACTACCCGACTGGTATCAATATTTGGTATTCTTGGTGTGCAGTGCTGCCCTTGGCATCAAGGGCTTGGACAAGTTCAGGAAGAAGTGATGGCCCGCAAACCTACCAAGACAAAGTCCCGCGTGAACGAGGCTGGTAACTATACTAAGCCCACTATGCGCAAAAGACTTTTCTCCAAAATCAAAGCTGGCGGCAAGGGCGGCAAGCCTGGTCAGTGGTCTGCCCGCAAGGCGCAGATGCTGGCCAAGCAGTACAAGGCGGCAGGGGGCGGCTATAAGAACTAATGGCACTCAAGAAACCACAACGCAGCCTCAAGGATTGGACAAAGCAGAAATGGAGAACCAAGAGTGGCAAGCCGTCCACGCAGGGTCCGAAAGCAACCGGGGAACGCTACCTACCGTCCAGAGCCATTAAAGCCCTCTCTGCCCAAGAATATGCGGCGACCACGAGAGCAAAGAGGAAGGCTACTAGAGCCGGAAAGCAAGTTAGCAAGCAACCAAAACGAATCGCGCAGAAGACGAAGCGCTACAGGAAGACACGATGAACCTAATTAAGCTGGCTGACGACCTCAAGGAAGACGAGGGCTGCGTCAACGAGATTTACATCTGCCCGGCTGGGCATCCCACCTTTGGCATAGGCCACATGATTACCAAGAAAGACCCTGAGCATGGTGAGCCAGTTGGCACTAGCGTTAGCGACGAACGGGTACGGGAGGCGTTCGAGGCGGACATCACCGTCACGCTACAGGACTGTGAGAAGTTATATCCAGACTTTGCTGAGTTGCCGGAAGAGGTGCAGCTAATCATCGCCAACATGCTGTTCAATATGGGACTGCCACGCCTGTCCCGCTTCCGCAACATGAAGGCTGCGGTTGACGACAGGGACTGGCACAGGGCTGCGGATGAGATGCAGGAAAGTTTGTGGTATAACCAAGTGACGGCACGGGCTGACAGGCTCGTCGAGCGTATGCGCAATGTTTAGTGTGGAGTCTTACATGCCTTATTCCAAATATTCCCCGAAGCAAAAGAAGCTGGCAGCTATGGCCAAGCCTCGCAAGAAAATCACTGGTGCTGACCTGAAGAAGGCCACCAAGATGAAGAAGAAGAAGTAATGGCCAAGACTCCGGCATGGCAGCGCAAGGAAGGCAAGAACCCGAAGGGTGGCTTGAACGCCAAGGGCAGGGCTTCCGCCAAGAAGCAGGGCATGAACCTCAAGCGCCCTGTCAAATCTGGCGACAACCCGCGCCGTGCCAGTTTCCTTGCGAGAATGGGTGGCATGAGAGGGCCGGAGCGTGATGCGAAGGGCAAACCTACCAGGCTCCTGTTGTCTCTCAGGGCATGGGGTGCAAGCAGCAAGGCTGACGCAAAGAAGAAGGCAGCAGCTATCTCAAAGCGGAACAAGGCCAAAAAGTCCAAGAAATGAAACCGCGCAACCCGCAAGCCCGCAGCCTGACAAGCAAGCTGTTCAAGCCTCGCGTGGTGAAGCCCAAGAAGGGCAAGGGTAGTTACTCCCGCAAAAAAGAACCCCGCCGAAGCGGGGCTTAGTGGCTAGGCGGCGATGCCCCCGGCATCTTTTGCCGCTTTCGCTAGGGAGAAACTGTGTCGTCTTGAGTTTTGTCTGTCATACTCTCCAATGCCTCAAGGATTATGCGCTGTATCGCCTCTGAGATTAAGCCCGTGCGTGTCTCTTCATCCATCTCGAGAACAACAACAGCACCGCCGTCTTCCAACTCAATGTAGTCCGCAACCTCAAGTTTCATCATTGTCCTCCTTATATGCGCCAAACCCTATAATTTAACTTTACAGGAATCAGCGCATATTTAGTAAAGGCTCTTTCTGCATCCTCGTAAGCCAGTCTGTCAGGCGTTTTTCGTTCACGTCAGGCCCGAAGACAAGAAATGTACCATCGACACTATCACATCCTATAGCCGCCGCAAGCCGCATACGCTTGTAGGAGTTTACCCTGCCCATATGCGCCCACTTGCCAAGCATCTTGGCATGTCTGACTATCTCGGCTGCATATTGACTCAACTTCCACTCAGTTGACCCGCCGACGAATACAGCATCAATCAAATCCCATTCAATGCCATCCACGGTTTCGCCATCCTGCAAGACAAACGCGGCCTTGTACCCAAGCGCTTGGATTTTAGGAATCATGGGGTAGGCTCGTTCCTTTGTAGCCTCACTGTCTCCCACAACGTCTGGCGCTACAGCAAACAGGCAATCAGTCGGGTCAAGACGTGACAGCCAAGCCAAGTAACCCTCATCTGAATACTTATCTGCCTGACAGAAGCATCCGTTATCGGCAGCCCACACATCATCAAGCTGTTTCCTAAGAAAGCCATTATATGTGAACAGACTGCCGATAACAGGGTTAGGCACATACTTGCCAGACAGGTAAATCATCACATCGTAGTCGTGATTGTGATACCGCTGTGAGTACCGACCACTTGAACAACACAGTCGGGCAACTGGCTTTTGATGTATTCAGCGAGTGACTCCTGCAAAATGCTTTTGTCTACGCTGTCCAGCACTTGAATAATTTCCTCGACCATCTCGGTCTTTTTGCTAGTCAAGGTGATGCCGTAGCTAATCACGGCCCCGTCTTCTGGGCAAGCGCGTACAAGACTGGCTTCATACACGTTAAGCATGACTGCCTCTCCTGTAATAAGCATACACCGCAAGAGCTGCCACCATCTTGCTTGCCGTCATGATAAGTAAACCTGGCCACGAGAAGAAACCAGCCACGAACATGAACACAGCACTGTCCAGTGGGGTGCCGACAACGGACGAGATAAGAATCCTCTGCGCCAATGGCTTCTTTGTAATCGTGTAAACAAGCCAGTCGGCCAGCTCTGAAACAGCGAAAGCCACAGCGCTGGCAATAGCAACAAATGGGTCGGCCATGATGTAACTGGCCAAAAGGCCAACACCCATCACAAGCAAGACTCTGTGTCCAAGCTCCCTCTGAGCAAGGTCGCGCAAAACAAACACGGCCCCGACAACAAAGGACATGGGAGCAAGCATCTGCCCACCCGGTAAAGCAATCATGGGTAAGTAACTGAACCCAATGTTCGCGCCAATAATTGCCGCAAGATAAGCAGCGGAAAACTTAAAGTCGTTCATCCTATCCTCCAGATTCTGTATCCTGTACCGTTAGGCTCCTTGCGTGAACGGTACTTCATACCTCTGTGGTACATAGCCCCGCGCACCTTCTCGTAGTCTGTTTCTGTGGTCGCAGCTAGGCAGTCCCCGACCTCCATCTGGTCCAGGATATTCCACTTGTCCCGCTTTGCACCGGGTATTGGTATGCCCTTCTCAAGTATCACCTGACCGCACTCTTCGCATCTTTGCACTACACCCTCCTTGCAAGTCATGGCATAGGATATGTCTGTTGCCATTCGCAATCCACGTTCCATCCATGACATAATGTTCCTTGCCGCAGAAAGCACAGCTAACCTTTCTCGTGTCTTTCTTCTTGGTTCTCGGCCCTCTTTTCTTCACGTTGGGCCTCCAATCCGGCTTTAAGGAAGCGCTCGGCCATCCAGAGAAGCTGCGTCGAGTTCATATCCCTGTAGTGGGACACCCCGTCGATGCTCACCAGCAACCCGTCTGGCCGAGGCACTACCAAGACTGATTTAGAATGGGATGTCATCATCCAGAGACATCTTCGACTTACGCGCAGTCTCCTGCACACCAGCCGCTTCTGCCACCTGACGGAATCCACCCTGCGACACGTCATCAGCCACGCTGTCGGTTCCAGTGTACTCTACTGGCTGCTCGACTTTCAGCGTGATGCTGCCGTCGTCATTCTCGTACACGCGCACAGAGTACTGCACATCATGACGCAGATGCACGTCAGCCGGTGCGCCGTCCTTGTACGGCGTCCACTTGCTGTTGCCGTACTTGGCGGCACCCTTGTCGTTGGGCCACGCCCGGAACTGCGTGATTGGTTTCCATTGTCTAGCCATGATTAACCTCCAAGGCTCTGTTCGTGCTTTTCAAAGAGTTCAAAAAGCGCCTTAGCACGTTCAGGATTACGCTTCTTGACCGCCATGATTTGATGCTTGTTCTCAGCAAACAAGTTGTGAACACCACCAACCATCTGAATTTTCTCCAACCTGGACTTCATCTGAATGTACAACTGACGGTCAGATTCGTCGTAGGCATCGGGCGGCGTCTCAACAGGGGATGGAGGGTTCCCACCGGAGTCGCCGCCCGAACTGGATTCCTCCAAGTTCTGCTGCTTGCGTGGCACAGCCTCCATTTCATTAGCACTGGCGTATTCACCACCGGACAGACCGATGCTTGCCAGCGCCCTGCCAATGGCCGAGGTTTCACAGTTCTCCAAGGCGCTTGTCTTGTTGACGTTGCCTTGGCCCCTGATTTCCTCAGCCATTCCTGAGCCGACGATGAGACCATTATTGTCTGTAATAACGGCTTTTACAACCACACGTTGCCCATCATCAACAAGAATGTCAGTGTCCACGCCGCAGTCCATTCCGAACACGGTCCTGAACGCCTCCATGCGATGCACAACTTGGGTGTATTTCTTGCCCCCCCGTTGCGCTATGCCGTGGGTCTTGTGCAACTCAGACACAAGGCCCATCGCGTCAATCATCTTGCTCATATTGGGTTTCCTCTCTTCACCGTTTCTGAAATGAAATCACGCATACCAAGTATGTCCTCCCAAAGTTGGTCGTGTTCGCCAACGGTGTATCTGCCAGACTCTGAGGCGAGGCTTCGCCTAACGTAGTCGTAATGCTGTTCCGCTGCGAA